CATTTTTTGCTTTACGTCAAGCTGGAAACTTTTCAGCTGGTTCTTCTCACTCAATTTTTATAGGAGATGGTGCTGGTTATAGTGTTAACGCGGCACCTTACTCAAACTTTTTAGGAAAAGATGCTGGTGCTTCTGCTACAACTGCTAACAACTCAAACTTTTTAGGACAAGGTGCTGGTAGTAACTCCCCAAATTCAAACAACTCAAACTTTTTAGGACAAAGAGCTGGTGCTGGTACTTCAGCAGTTTCACACACAACTTTAATTGGCTATCAAGTAGGATATGTTACTTCTTCTGCAGGCAGTATAGGTGCTAATAATATTATTATTGGTACAAATATAACTTTAAGCGGGAGCAGAAAAGATTCAATTAACATTGGAGGATTAATATTTGGCACTGGCTCATATGCTACAACTACAGGTAACCCATTTTCTGGCTCAGCTAATGGTAGAATAGGCATTAATATACCTACTCCAACTTATGCTTTAGATGTAAGTGGCTCCCTATTTTCAGGATCTATATCAAGATTTTCATCTGACATAGTAGTAGCAACCCGAAGTGCTGCTCCTAGTGTAGGTGTTGAAGGTCAAATAGTTCCTGTGAATAATGCTGGTACTTTTTTAATGTATGTTTATATAGGTGGCAGATGGAGATCTTCCTCACTCTTTTAATAATAAAATAAATATTTATAATAAATTAAAAAAATGGAAACAAAAGTTTTAACCCAAGAAGAGATTACACAATTAAAAGCATTACAACAAGACAGAATCAATCTTGTTGAGCGATTTGGAATATTAGAAATCCAAAAACAAGAGATTAAAAATCAAGAACAACAGCTTTCTAGTGCATATCAACAATTAAAACAATACGAGGAGCAATTAGGAAAACAACTCCAAGAAAAATATGGAGATGGCACTATAAATTTAGAAAAAGGAGAATTCATAAGCAATTAATTTTGATTCTTCTTAAGATATTTATTAATAAACCAAATAATATTTAAAAAAACATGGCGAACATTTTATTATCACCTGGCGTATTACAAAGAGAGATAGACGCTTCATTTATAGCAGAACAACCACCAGCAATTGGTGCTGCGATTATAGGCCCAACGGTTAGAGGCCCTGTAAATGTACCTGTATCGGTTACATCATATACTGACTTCGTAGACAGATTTGGTGATGTTTTAGAAAGTGGAAGTGGAATTTATTCATATTTTACTTCTATAGCAGCTTATAATTACTTTACTAATGGTGGTCAAAACTTATTAGTAACAAGAGTAGCTAATGGTACTTATACTTCAGCTACTTGTAGTATAGCTACTGGAAGTGGAACAACTGGAACTTCTCCTTTTGCTTTTACTTTAGCTACTATTTCTCAAGGAGCACTGATGAACAACTCAGGATCAGCTGATTCTAGAGGAGCTTTACCTTCTGGATCTATAAACAACATTCGAGTTCAAATTGCCTCCCCAGACACAGCTTCAGGAACATTTAGTTTATTTGTTAGAAGAGGTGATGATACTACTAAAAATAATATTGTTTTAGAAACATTTGCTAATTTATCTTTAGACCCATTAGCTAATAACTATATCGCTAAAGTAATTGGTGACTATTATTTTGAAACAGCAACTATAGATGGTACAAAAACTTTACAAGTATATGGTACTTATCCAAATAAGTCTCGCTACATAAGAGTATCAAATGTAAACTCACCAACACCTCAATATCTTGTAGGTGGAGTAGCTAGACCTTCTTATACTGGTTCTATTCCACAAGCAACAAGTGGTGGATTAGGAATAGGATTCGTTGGTGCTACAGGTAGTGTGATGGGTGGAGCTAAATTCTATGATCTTGCTGGTGCGGATGTTAATAATACTCAAGGATTAAGCGGTAGTGATTATCAAACAGCTATTGATTTGTTAGCTAGCCCAACAGATTTCCAGTTTAATACTTTATTAACTCCTGGTTTAACTTGGGGTGTTCATGAAACTCAAATGGATACCATAGTTACAAACACTCAAAACCGAGGAGATAATATTTATGTACTTGATTTGATTAGATATGGTCAAACCGCTTCATCAGCTGTGACTTCTCAAGCTAGTGATATTGATTCTTCATACGCGGCTGCTTATTGGCCTTGGGTTCAAACTCTTGATCCTGCTACTGAAAAATATGTTTGGGTTCCTGCCTCAACAATGATTGGTGGAGTATATGCTTTCAATGATAGTGTTGCTGAGCCATGGTTTGCACCTGCTGGTATTAACAGAGGTGGATTAGCAACAGTAACTAGAGCTGAAATTAAATTACCACAAGCTGTTAGAGACTCATTATATCAAGGTAAAGTTAATCCAATCGCTACATTCCCTGGACAAGGTGTTGTAGTATACGGTCAGAAAACACTTCAAACTGCTGCTTCAGCCTTAGATCGTGTGAATGTTAGAAGATTAATGATTGCTCTTAAAGGATTTATTGGTCAAGTAGCTAATGGTATAGTGTTCCAACAAAACACTGCTGCTACTAGAAATAGCTTCTTAGCTCAAGTAAATCCATATCTTGAAACAGTTCAACAAAGACAAGGTTTATATGCTTTCAAAGTAGTAATGGATGAAAACATTAACAACCCAGCTGTAGTTGATAGAAATGAATTAGTAGGTCAAATCTATTTACAACCAACTAAAACTGCTGAATTTATTTACTTAAACTTTACACTTACACCAACTGGAGCTACTTTCCCAGCGTAAAAGTAAAAGGATAATATATTTATAAACAAAATTAAAAACTCAATAACATGGCAATAGTTGAACCAAATGAAATATTTTTTACAGCGTTTGAACCAAAACAGGCTAATAGATTTATCCTTTACGCTGATGGGATTCCAGCTTATATTATCAAGGGTGTAAGTGCAGTAACTTTAACACAAGGAGAAGTAATATTAAATCACATTAACATTTTACGTAAAGTTAAAGGTAAGAGTGTTTGGGGTGATGTCACAATGACATTATTTGATCCTATCACACCTTCTGGAGCTCAAACAATTATGGAATGGGTACGTTTATCACACGAATCTGTTACAGGTAGAGATGGTTACTCTGACTTCTATAAGAAAGATTTAGTAATCAATGTATTAGGACCTGTAGGTGATATTGTTGGTGAGTGGATATTAAAAGGCGCTTTTGTAAAAGATGCTAATTTTGGTGAATATAGCTGGGATACTGAAAATACAGCAGTTAACATCACATGTACTTTAGCTATAGACTACGCCGTATTAAATTTCTAAAAAATACACAATTTTATTTTAAAAGAACCTACATTTTTTGTGGGTTTTTTTTTTCTTTATATATTTATATATAACAAATAAAATGTTATATTAAATTATCTATGGAAAATAAATTGAACATCCCAACAGAAGTTATTGAATTACCCTCAAAAGGCCTAATCTACCCAGAAGATAATCCTCTATCAAGTGGAAAAATTGAAATGAAATATATGACAGCTAAGGAAGAAGATATCCTTACTAATCAATCATATATTCAAAAAGGTACAGTACTAGATAAATTACTACAAGCACTTATTGTTTCTAAAATCAACTATAACGACTTAATTATAGGAGATAAAAACGCAATCATGGTTGCAGCTCGTGTTTTAGGATATGGTAAGGACTATTCATTTGATTATGATGGAATAGAATATACTGTAGATTTATCAGGTATTGATAATAGACCATTTGAACATTCAAATAAAGGCGTTAACGAATTTAATTATACTCTATCTTCAACAGGTGTTAATATTACTTATAAAATTTTAACTCATGGTGACGAACAAAAAGTTCAAACCGAATTAGAAGGTCTTAAAAAGATTAATAAAAACGCTTCTCCTGAACTTTCCACACGTTTAAAATACATGATTACCTCAGTTAACGGAGATCGAGAAACCAAAGCAATTCGAGAGTTTGTAGATAATCATTTATTAGCTCGAGACTCGAGGGAATTAAGAAAACACATTAAAGAAAATCAGCCCGATGTTGATTTAACTTTTTTTCCCGACGGAGCTACCAATAGAGTCGATATCCCAGTTGGGATTAAGTTTTTTTGGCC